ACATCTGAGTTGCCTACAGTCGTCTCAAAGTAATACTTTCCAGAGCTTACGGCAATAGTGCTAGAGCTAAAACGACTGCTGCCGGAGGAATCAAGGTTTCCGTTTGTTCCTCCATACGTGTCAGCGCCGACAACTACAAGCGGGTTAAACGTCGCATAATTCCCCCTAACCTCACCCCCCACGCCCGTATCCGTCTGCGCCCCGTTAGTGGGAACGTCTACGAGGGAGTCGTTGCCTGCACCAGCGGTGACGGAAAGGTTGTTCGGCGTCCAGTTGTTGCCGTTGCCACTAGTGTCCTTCCCTAATGTGGTCGCGGTTGCTGCACTGTTGTCCGCGAACTCCAGGTGGAAGCCGTTGGTGCCGTAGCTGCCGGTGTACGCCTTGGGGATGAGCTGGCCGGTGGTGGCGTCGGTTTCGGTGAAGCTGCTGGGGGTCAGCGCTTGGCCGTCGATGAAGTAGATGTCGGCTAGGTAGCCGTTGAAATATGCCCAGCTATCTAGGCTATTTGTGGTGCCAATTGTATGAGAAAACGCCGCATTGATTCCTAGGTCTTGTGAAGAAGTGGGATAGGAAGTGCTTCCGTATGTTGCTTCTGTGCCGTTGATGTATATTTTGACCCGGTTTGCAGCAGTGCCCTGTGTTGTATCTACGGCGACAACCAAGTGAAACCAAGCAGAGAAGTCCCTAAACACACCTGCCGTTCCCACGTTTACGCTTAGCGGCGCACTGAAAAAACTTATCCCATCGGCAGTAGTGGCAGTTGAGTTAGAGCCTGCAAAACAAATATATGTGTTTGCACCTGCGGACGGAGACGATGAAAAAATAATGGCACCATCTGAGTCTGTGCTGCTCCTTTTCACCCACCCCGCCCAGGTCCACGTCTTGCGGTTGCCAGCAGATGCGGGGGTGCGGGACAAGTAGGCACTGTCACTACTATTGAACCGCAGGCTCCTAGAGATGCCCGTTGCAGCGGCAGCGGCGCTGTGCGCCAGGAGCGGAGTGGACGAGCCTGGTACCAGCATTAGTTGACGGTGTTGTCGAGGAGGGTGGCGGTGATCCGGCTAGCGGATTCCACAAAGTAGGCGATGACGTTGACGCTACTGAGCGTTGTGCTCATTGAAGGTGCGCCGCCTTTCCATTTCCAGGCAGTGGAGTAGGCCACGAGAGCCGCAGTGCCACTGTTCTGTGTGATGACGATACAGCCACTTTGACCGGCTGTGATATTGCTGGGCGTAGCCAGTGTCACAGTGCCGCCAGCGGGGAGGCTTAGGCTGAAGTTGTTGGCGGTGGCAAAGTCCAGCGTGGTGGTTCCAGCCGTGACTGCACCTAGGGCGCTAATCGTGCCGCGTTGGGCGGCGGTGAAGGTTTGAGCGGTACTAAGGGAAGCGAAGCTGGCCCAGGACAAGACTCCGCTGCCATTGGTGCTGAGTGCCTGAGCGCTTGTGCCGTCTGTTGCAGGCAGTGTCCATGTGACGTTTGCACTGATGGTTGCGGGTGCCTGGAACGCAACCCAGTTGCTGCTGTCTGAGTCGGCAAAGCGAAGGTCGGCTTGAGCGTTGAGCGTGATGTCGCCGGTCATGGCGCCACCGCTCTTGGGTAGTGCTGCGACGGCCAGGTCGTAGGCGGTCTTTACGGCGTTTGGCGTGGCAGCGGTGCTGGTGCTGGTGCTACTGGTGGAATCTGTGAGTTGAACGACGCCAACAACGCTGGTAGTGCCAGCGACGATCTTGCTGCCGCTGATTGCGGCTGTGGCACTGATGTCCGCGTTGACGATGCTGGCGTTGCCGCTGACGATCACGTTGCCGCTTTGGTCCGGGAAGGTGATGGTCCGGTCGGCGGTCGGGTCGGTAGCAGTTAGGTAGGTTTCATAGGCGTTGGCAGTGGAGCCTTCAAACGCAAAGCTGCCGGCGCTACCGATCAGCAGCTCGCCGGTCATCGTGCCACCGGCCTTGGCGAGCTTTTCGCTCTCTAGCTCGTCGATGGCGGCTTGGACGTTGACAGCAGCAAGGCCGCCGCTGGGGGTGTAGCTAACTTGGTTGGCGGTGACGCTGGTGATCGTCTGGCTAACGTCAACTTCAGTCCACTCGCTGCCGTTGGATAGAACAATGTCCGGAGGTGCTAGGGCAACGTTTGGGGCATTGCCGCTGGTGATCGTGCCAGCCTCGGAGACCACCAAGTAGTAGCGGTTGTTGGCGGTGGCTGCTGAAGGTAGCGGCTGACCAACGACCAGGCCGATGGCGGTGCCTTCTGCGGTGACGGTAGCGATCAGGCCGCTGCCGCTTCCGGCGGAGGCATCAAACGTGCCAGCGAAGATGATCTCGCCCACCGAGATGCCGATGGGCTGGAAGACGTTACCGTCCCAGAGAAAGAGGTCGCGGGTGAGCGGATTGAAGAAGAACTGACCAATCTGATCAGCGGTTGGTTGCGTCTCACCGATCTTGGTGATGGCGTAGTTGGCCAGTTTGGCGCCCGTGACAGTGTTGTTACTGATGCGGGCGATGTCGAGCGAGCCGCTGGTCAGTTTTGTGGCCGGGAGGTCTGGGATGTCGGCCGCAACCAGTCCAGTGGCGTTGGTGATATGGCCTTGAGCGTCGAAGGTGAAACCGTTTTGTGTGGCACCTGTAACCACGTTGGTGTGGTTGAGGACGCCGCTGCCGTCGACACTCAGGCCAGTGCCAGGGCGGACTACGCCTACGACAGAGCTTGTGGCAACGGGCAAGTCACCGCCTGCGACGCTGGTGCTGGCGGTGATCAGGCCTTGGGCGTTGTAACTGATCTTGCGAAGCTGGTCGCTGACGGGCGTGACCGTGTTGTTGATGACGGCAGTGTCGCCAATCAGTGTCAGGCCGCCGCCGTTAATGATGACGCCACCCTTTGCACTGGTCGTAGCGGTGGGGAGATCGGCACCAGCGATGGTGCGGTAACTTGCTGCGCCAGCCGAGCCAGTGGGACCTGCGAGAAATTGGGCAGCGGCGGCTGTATTGTCGAGCGAGGGAGTAAGTGTTACTTCATCTCCGTCTGTTGTGACGGTGATATTGACAATTCCGCTGTTGTTTGCGGTGATGCTGTTGATAGAGCCGGCAGCGTTAAGCAGGTTCCAACTGCTGTTGCGCCATATGTAGAGCTTGATATTGTCGGTTGTAAAGCCGAACTGCCCTACAAAATCGCCTGTCAGTGCATCAAGCGCGGCTTTGGTTGCTGCGATAACGCAAGTGCTTTGGTCTCCGAGCTTGGCCGCAGTTACGGCATCAGCCCCGATCTTGGTGGCAGTGACGGCGCCAGAGGCGATGGATGCCTCGACGATCGAGCCGGCGGCAAAGCTGACTTTGACGCTGGGTATGTCGCCGTTGGTGATAAGGTCGACGCCATAGGCGATCAGGTCGTTGACCGAGATTTTCTTGGTCTCGCTGGCGCTGATGTCCGCGATAGCGAGTTGGTCCGTGGCTGCGAGATTGGCGCCAGCTAGAGCCTGTAGCTCTGTAATCTTGAGGTCTGCCAAGGGTTAGTCCTCCTGCTCCAAGGCCAAGTACGAGCTGGCGTCTTGTTCAAGCTCAAGTCTATCGTCGTTTTCCTGGAGGAGATAGCTCAGGGCACTGGTGCCGGTACGAAGGCGTATCGGCCCCGTCGTCACAAAATCGGCTGTAACCTCGACAACCGCGTCAGGCTGGAAAGCCACCGCTGCGTTGGTGATAACCCCGCTGATACTGTAGTAGATTTTATTGTTTAACTCGTTCTGTTGCCCAGCGGGTGCGTAATTTTCTGTTTTGACGAACAGTTCGGCGTCAAACTCGCTGCCAACTTCGGTGCGGAGAATGAGTTGAAGCAGGTAGTTTCCTGTTTCTGCGGTCGTGTTGAAGTAGTCCCAGTGGCAGGAGATGGTGCCCGAGCCGGACATTAGACCGCTGTACTGGTTGCGAAATTCTTCTGAAAGGGCTGTAACGTCGATGGCTTCGCGGCTGGTGTTGATCTCGTATGAGGTGACCGCTCCGAGCAAGCGGCTACTGGCGTTTTCAACTTTTACGCGAATGGGTATGTCGGAAACTATTGCGCTTAAAGTAATCGCATTGGCAAGCTCTCCATCAAGAGATGCAGCGAACGTATTGTATAAACGAATACCGCCAAGATCGTCCACAAAAATAAACCACTTGCCGCTGTTTCGCTTAGTGACATCGGCCCAACCGTCAGTGCCAACGAATTCCAGCACTGCCCCATTTGTACTTGTAATTTCGACTTCGTCGCCGCTGATAAGGAAACCGGATTCAAAGTCGAAGCTGAACCGGCGGGCAGTGACGTTGATGTCACTGGTGTTGACGATTGAAGTTTTTTCGCCTTCGTCGCTTTTGCGGCGGAGGGCGACGCGACCGTAAGCGCCAAGGTAGGTGGACATTAGATGGCCACTCCTGTTGCAGCACCAGAACCTTGGAAACTGATCTGGGCGCTCACCACTTCGCCAACGCTGGCGCCGTAAGAGGCGCTGGTGATGAAAGCGTTGAGGGTGACGGTCTTGCTGCCGAGCGCCAGGATGAAGGCGATGGGGGAAGTGCTGGGGGCTCCAGTACTGATGACGCGCTTGACCTGGGTGGCAGCGTCGTTGCGGGCGGTGTCGTCTTCGTAGTACAGCAGCGTGGCGGAGCCGCTGTACGAGCGAATGCCGGGCGTGTAACTGCGGTCGTCGTCGCCCAGCGTGGTGGTCTCCAGCATCTCAAGGTCGGCCTGCAGGGACCAGTTGGTCACCTTGACCTGGGTCGTGCCAGCGATGCTGAGGGTGCCGTCTTTGCCGGTGTAGTACTTGCTCATGATGTGGTCACGACCAGGCGGATGGTTACGGTGCTACGACCGGGCTTGACGCTGGCAATATCCGGGGGCTCTGCATAACGATAACGCAGCCCTGATTGTGGTACAAAAGTAGAGCTGCTGCCGGTCCAGCCGGCTTTGGCGTTGTCGGGCAGGTCGAAGGCGGAGAAGGTGCCTTTGGTGGTGTCGTAGCTAGAGATGAAGAGGTCGGCGTCTGCGTCGCTGATGTTCTGATAGGTCAGTTCCAACGTGCCGCCGACGCGCTTGTTGCCGTAGAGGATGCGGGATTCGGCGCCGCTTTGCGTGCGAAACAACTTGACCGGGTAGTCGCCCGGATTAAAAGTGCGGCTTGATGGTCGGAGGTTTGGCAGGGTCATCAGTCAGGTGCCAGGTCGCTTACCACCGTGAATCCATTGTAAGAAGGCTTGAGTTCATTAGCGACCACGCTGTAGCCGTTTGCGTCTATGGGGAAGTAGCTGGCGCTTATGCGTGCCAGACCTTCTTCGTCAAGGTCGATGGAATCGACCATGTAGACAAGCGAGCGCGTTGTTGTGTCTTTGATGGCAAAGATTGAGCCGAACAGTTTGTTGGCTTTGGGCTGGCCGTCGACAATGCTGATGGTGAGCGTGTCTTCGTTGACTTCGTTGTCGTTACGGTCCCAGTAGTACACTTCGACGCTCTGGCCGTTGGTGAGCTGGGCGGGCGTGATGATGGCGCCATTGTCTTTGATGATGCCGGATGCACCAGGTTGGACGTAGCTGGCTTGTGTCACCACGCGGATGAAGTCGCCGGGTGCCAGGCCGAGGCCGTAGGGCAGCGTTTGGAAGCTGACCACATGGGTGCGGTGACGGCGGGCGCTCAGGGCGTACTTGGCGAACAGTTCGGCGTGGTAGCGGCTGGTGATGTGGGTGAAGTTGAACTCTTCCAGCGGGCCGTTGGCCTGGTCTGTGTAGTACACGACCGCTGTTTGCTCTTGCGGGAAGCGATTAGGGAGTTCCGTGCGGTAGCGCACCATGGCACGAATGGGGAGGCGCTCTTGCGCTTGGACATACTCAAGCTGGAACGAGTCTTCGATGATGTTGCCTTCGGTGAAGATGCCCGAGATGGGCACCTTGACATCGAACATCGTGTAATTGCGTGTGGTGTCGATGGGGAGGGCAGGTTCGATTGAAAACTTGCCGCCGCGCATGACAAGGTTGCAAAGCAGCGAGGTGCTGATGCGTGCCAGGAATTCGCGCAGGTTTTGCGGTTCGACAATCACGTCGTCGTAGTACAGCCCGTTGGCTTCAAGGAACGAGCCGGTGCGGGCAAACTGGGCCAGGTCAACGAGATCGCTACTGATCAGCTCACCTGCACCAGTGTGGGGATTGGTGAGGAGGTAGTAGGCGAGGTCGGTGAAAATGTTGGAGGAGTCTGTGGTGAGCACTGTGTTGCCGTTGGAGTTGCGGCGAATATTGGTGACTTGGATGCCTTTCTTTTGGTAGATGTGCAGTTGCTCGAAGCTGCTGAGGCTGATGCCGCTGCGGACGCTGATGCCTGCCATAGCGCAGCCCGTGTATGATGCAACGCCGTTACGAACTGGGTCGTTGGCTAGGTTTTCATTGACGTAGACCAGCTCGTGCTCTGGGCCGTTGTCGCAACTGCGTGTGATGAGGTTGCTATAGTGCGACACTTCTGCAATCGCGCTGTTTATTTCAAAAATGCGCGGGCCTGAGACTGTGGTGTAAGTGCGCGTGGTGACAGGCGTGTTGACTTCGAAAATGTAGTCGACCAAAGTGTCGTCAAGAATTGGCTTAGTGATTACAAAGATTTCGCCGCCTGTCCAAGTGCCAGTAAAGTTGGCTGGGATGGATTGGCCGTTTACTAAAGTCCAGAAGATTGTGCGAGCTGCTCCAGGGTCATTGGGACCAAGGTTTTCGACGCGCAGCCGCATGTTGAGCCGGACGGTACGGCCACCCCCGCTGAATTGAAAGTTGTTTTTGTCTGCTTCGGTAAATTGGTACTCTGCGCCAACAGGCAGCGGAAAGTACGGCACATCGGGAAACGGAGCCTCGCCAACGTTGTCAGGGTCTTTGCCGATGGCTTTTGCGATGCCATTGCTGATGCGGCGGAGGTTGGCGTCGGTGTTGTCGCGGTAGGAAAAAGCACGCACAAAACGCACACTGGAGACTGGCGCAGTCGTGACTTGGCTGCCTGAAAAAACGGGGTCGCTGACCATTTCCGAATGGAGTGCCAGCGCTGCGATGTCGTCGAGGAAGCCTCGGACGCGGATGGTAAACGTGCCGTATTGCGTGACGATGCCCGAGGCGTCGTAGAACGGATTGACCGCCGTGATGCCGTCGCTGTTTAAGCGGATGCATAAGCCACGACCAATAATCTGGTTGATCTCGCCGGAAGTGACTGGGCGGATGCGATACTCGAACTGATCGAAGGGCTGCGCGATGCGAATGAAGTTGTATTGGTCCTGCGGCGCAGATCCAACAACGCAGAAGGGGAATGGGTTTAGCTTGGCCCAGCCTTCTTCGGGGCTGTAATCGTTATTGGCAGGCCTGACGTAAAGATGGAAGAAGGAAGCGCGGCGGGCGTAAGACTGGTTTGTCCCAGTGGAGAGGCTGGTATTCTCTGTGTCGTATTTGTGCAGCTTTTCGACGGACGGCACTGAGTTGAAATTGGTGATGCCGTTGAAGCGGGTCCAGACGTTACTCTTAATGCCGATTTCCGTTACTTCGCAGGCGCGAGAGTTTTGGAACGTGGCAAGCTCGGCTTTGCAGATGGGGAACCAGGCTTGGCCGATGTCGAACAGAGGACCTTCAGAACCTTCGGGCAGGTTTGTATTTGTCGTAATAAATGGACGGTGACATACGCCAATGTATCCTGGACCGCCATCGCCGTAAACAGCGATGCACTTGAGGATTATCGTGTAAGGAGAAGAATCGGTTTTGTCGTAAACATTATCGGACGGCGTTCGAGAACTTACCTCAAACATGCAGTTGCCGATCATCCATTTGGTACCAATCTTCAGTAGCTCGTCTTGCTGTTCGTGTTCGGTTTGGATAGCGGAAATAATTTGCTTATTATCGACGGCGTCAAGGTCGGGGTTGGCGTAGGTAAAGTCAAGGCCGCGCTGCCTATTGGCGACAATGTTTGGATTGCTGGTGTCGTAATAGAGAGTGTCTTGCAGTCTGCCTGCGTTGTAAATGACGGTAACGGTGCCACCGACGACCATTTGGACGCGCAGACCATTGCTTTGCTGCGGAGATGTATAGTCGGTGCCGTTGACGTTGGCTGAGACAATGCCGAACTGGCGGGCGTAGTTACGTCCCACGCCAGCCATTTTGGGGTTGCCCGCAATTTGAAAACGCTTGGCCGTATAGGATCCTGCTGTTTGCTCGGATGCGCCGGACAAGTAGGAGACAACGTCCCAGTTGAGGCGGTATGGAGTGCCATTGGGGAGGCCGTTGTAAGCGCCAAACTGGGTACGGGACGATGGGGAGAACGAGTGGCAGAAGGCGTCTGCCGTTAGGCCTGCGAAGGTTTGGGCGTTGAAGGCGTTCTCGTCGGGGCCGATTGGCGTGCCAAAATTGCCGTAGCGGTTGTTGTGGCCGCGCAGCCGACTGTCTGGTGTGGTGCGAACACTGCCCGGCAGGGCTTGGTAGGTGGTGGTGCCAGCGATTGGTGTGCCGCCTTGGTAGTAGTACCAGCGGTAGTCGCCGTCAGGGAAAGAGTCGAGAGGTAATTGGCCGATGTAAACGCCGGCACGGTCAGCAGCGATTTCGGCGGGGGTGCTGTATGGGCCTCGGGGCATGGGCGATTGCCCTGCCAGAAAGACCATGCTGAGGCTTTGGTAGCCGCCCCAGCTAAACATACGACTCCAGACCAGCTTGGGGCTGATCATGATGCCGCCGACGTAGTAAAAATCAGTGCGGCCGTTGATGTTTAGTTGGACGCGCTGTTGTTTGGTGAAGACAATGGGAATCGTTTCGCCGTAGCGGCTTAGTTCTTGGTTGGCCTGGAAGCCATATGTCGGGGCAAAGCGGTCGCGGCCTGCAATGCTGTCAAGCGTGCGGTTGCCGCCTTGGCGTTGTTGTGCAGGCGCCCTGGGAGCCAGCAGCAGCGAAAGGCCTTGGGAAACGACACCAAGGACCA